GCCAAACCACAGTAGATCCAATTGCTGCCTTGCAACGCCGGGGCATAATCTGTTAATGATGAAAAGCCACCGCCAAGCCAATTACGACAGCGATATCGATGAGTGTAAGCCACCCTAGGAACTTACCTAATTGAATCCAGTTATCAGGTGGTTCAGGTATCATGGTTATTTCTCCTTTGCGGGAGATGGTATATAGGCTCCAAGACCTTTCTCCGACAGCGCGGCTTCGAGGGCGGCGCGCACATAGCCTGTCGGGCACATGTAACCGACGAAACCATTATCGTTAGCCCACTTTTCGGCAGCAGTGATCGCGATCTTTTCCAGTTCATCCGTCACCGCGCGGGGAAGGGGTGGGGCGGTGTAGAGCGGTTCTACATCCATTCCCGAAACTTTCGACAAGCGGGATGCAGCTAAACTTGTTGTAGTCAGCCAGTTCTCGTTAGGCATATTTTCGGGTCGATATCTCCACGCCACCGGCTCACCCTCGCGCTGCGCGGGTATGGGTGGAGCGGTATAGAGAGGAATCTGTTGATCCGATAAACGAATAGGCGAGCATTCGATTTCCACTGCAATGCTTTTCAAGAGTTTTGGATCAACGTATAAAACTGCTTCGCGCTGCGCGGCTAGGTGGGCGTCGATGGCGTCGGCACATGCTTTATGATGTATGTATGGCTGCCAACTATCTTTTAGGGTATTCAATTGATGCAAATGCCAGTCGCGCACCTGCTCCAACGTCATCGCCTTCTTCGTCGTGTCGGTCATGACGAATACATCCTTATGTAAAGTATGACTGCGGTGATATCCAAACCAGTAAGCGTTCCTATTACATAAGCTCCTAAGAGCATCCATCCATCGACGGTGTAATGTTTATTCAAAAATAAGCGAGCTTTATTCATGAGCTTTTTCTCTCCCTGGCGCGCAACATGGCATCTGCCATTCGGTAACAGTGATCGGCGATGCGGTCGTAATCTTCTGGCACGCTACAGATCGTCTTGCCATGAATGCTGGATAGCTCTTCGCCTGCGAAGTAATCACGCAGCGTCATGCCATAAGAGCCATGCATGCCTAATTCGGATAGCGGAAAAGCTTGACCACCATCATTCACCGTCATACTCCTGACAGAATTGGGCAACCCATTTGCGATGCAAGGGCTCGATGATCTTCTCAAGCTCATCAATATGACGATCACGTAGCACTTTTAATGCCTGGACGACTATGTCCTGATGTATTTTCGTTGGCTCGGTATTGCCAGTGAGTATTTGCTCCCAATCGGCGAATGAATCGCAGAACTCGTGCAGCCTATTACGTTCTTTCTGCGTCACTTCAAGCCGTCGCTCAAGTTGCGCGGTGTATGTATTGGCTTCGCGCAATGCCGTTTCCAGCTCTTTGATACGTGCTTCTGCGGCTTGAATGTATTGCCGATCAGCAGCAAAGGCTGCTTGCATACCAGCATGGTGCATGCGAACAGGTTCGAGTATCTGCTGCATGAGTGGGTCAAGTTTTGATGTATCCATGGTTATTCCTGCTATGTGGGTAGCCGGACGGATCGCCCGCGCATGCTGCCTTATGGACCTAGCCCGATATAACCATAGCTCCCGACAGAGCTACAGCGTTCCCTAGTGTCGGCTAAGCGCCCCTCAGCGGAGCGTCGAGCCAGGCGCATAAAGCAGCATGGACTGGCGGTCACGCTGCATCAGGATAGACGCGTGTCTTAATCGCCCGAATCGCATCTAGATGTGATTCAAGCATGAGCGCGTCCGTACCATGACCATCCAGATACATTAGTTCTGCGGCTACCTTTAGATCAGCGCACGCCGCTTTTAACCTGCACGCTATATATTCTTCACCTTCAGTCATCTTCATTTCCTCAATGCTGGCCGCGCACGCGGCATGGGCTGGCGGTCATTCAATGACTTCAATTTCGGCGTACTGGCCGGCCACATCGCATGCGTCTTGAATAGACAGCACTCTTGTTTCAACCAGCTTAGCCAGCAAGCGACCGATAATCTCGTTCGCTAGAGTGGCATCGGCTTGCGCTTGTTCGAGAGAGCCGTCGCGGCTGGTTACTGGCGTTAATGCATCTGACATCTCCATGACAGTAGCGCCGTAATTCCACGCTTTCTTTACTCTGACTTTCACGATGATTTCCTCAACGCTGGCCGCGTGGCCGTGGGTTGGTATCGGTCACAGATCAACAGGGTTCCTGCGCACTTGATTACGCCAGAATGCCAGTTCTCCGCGCAGCATCTGGCCTATTTCACTATTTGGCGAAAAGCCTTTGATAGTGGCGCGCAAGCACTTGATGTGATCGCGCGCATACTCTGCGCCTTCCTGCTTAAAGACTTCGCGGCCTTCGCGGATGCCTTCAAGGTAAGCCTGCGTAACTTCGGTCATGGCTGTGTCTCGGTGGCCGTGGATGGTTAGGCGTTGTTCGATTCCGCGAACCATGTTGTATTCGACCGCGCGCTATCGCTCCGAATAACGCTGCCATCCTCGAATTCAAATGCGGAGCCGACATCAGTTTCCAGGGCGAGCGCTTTCAGGCCAAGAAATTTGATAGTCCTTAATGCTGGTATCAACGAGCGATCATACTGACTGTTGATTGCATCAGCGGCGATTTGTGCGTCGTTCATGCCTGCGTCTCCCGTTGCGTTGGAGTTAGACTATGACTATATTCAGTCAATGTCAACACTTTTTTCAAAGAAAATTTTCCTTGACATGAAAATCAACTCGGCGCAGAATATGCCCATGACACCTGCAGACGCTCTACGAATACTCATGGATGCCGGGCATACCCAGGTTCAGCTTGCCAAAGAACTGGATGTGTCACCGTCATCTCTATCTAAAATCCTGACTGGCGTGTCTCCTAAATGGGAGACTGGCGTTGCCCTTGTTGCTATGGGTAAACGTACCGCTGCTCAGCAAAAACGTAAGGAAAATTCGCGTGCAAATGCCAATTCTCGATAACCGACGCCCCTATGACCCTATAGCCGATTCGATCCCCTTCGAGGTCGATGTGGATGCTGCCCAAGCCATTAGAGAAGCCCTGATTAAGCGCAAGTACGAGCAGTTAATGGCTTACGTCAAGTTCTCGCCTGAGGCAATTGTGAAAGAGATTGTGTAATAGATCGTGGCCGAATCCGTTCACTCCCTCTTGACTTCGGCTTCACGGAAGCGCCAAATAAAAACGCCCGCAGTGCTATCAACACTCGGGCGCGTGACCATCGGTAGAGCGAACCGGATGGATTTGCTGGGCACAACGCGTGCCACGTGCATATCTTCGAATCCCCTACCCCTTGTGTCAAGCGCCCTTTTCTAGCTAGACCTGCTGGACGTTCAGGGTGCTCGGATAACGTCGTCTAACTGAACAGCAAGTGGGCTAACGAGGGATTGGATCTGAGACAGCCCAGGTCGCCGTAGCAGGCATAGCGGCCGATCCGAACAAGATGCTTGTCGCCTAAGGAACCTCGGCTCATATACGGGTATCCAGGCGAAAGTCATAGGCTTAATTGCCTATGGATGCTTTCGCCTTTCCTCTCTCAAACCGGGTAAGTGTTAAGAGCTAAATCCAATATCTTTTTAAGCTTTAGATCTAATACAGGTAGGAACATGAATAACCTAAGAGGCTTCTGGAAGGATGGCAATTCAACTTTGCCAATCCGTCCTGCCAGACCGTCGAAGCAAGAAATTTGGCAGGCACAGAAAAAGGCGAGGAAGAAGTTTAAGAAGAGAGGCAGAAATCGAATTGCTTCTCCGACCAGTGATAGGTTTTATCTATCGGAAGATTGGCGAAAGTTGCGCTATCTGGCATTGCGCAATACGGATGGGAAATGTCAGTGCTGCGGTGCTAGCGCCAAAGATGGCGTAAGGATCCATGTTGATCACATCAAGCCGCGCTCCCGCTTCCCTCATTTGCAACTTCGCCTAGATAATCTTCAAGTCTTATGTGATGACTGCAACATCGGTAAGGGCGCATGGGATGAAACGGATTGGAGGGGAAATTGTGAACAAACCGACTGACCTGCAACTTTTCGACAACCTGAACGAGCTGGAATTTCAGCCAATTGCCATGGAGCACATCGCTGGCACCATTTGGCTTACCCAGCGAAACCTGCAGACCGGAGTGGTCCAGACACTCATCATGCCTGTCCGGTTAGCCCAGCCGATTGCTGAGCGGCTGTCGGCCCTGGGAATCAAGGCAGAGACACCTAAGCCCCAGGCAAAAGGTATCAAGGTTCCTTTTCAATCCATCCTCGACCTGTATCACGAAATCCTGTGCCCGCCGCTGCCCAGGTGCGAGGTTCTTACAGCAAAGCGCCAGGGGCAGATTCGGCAGCGCTGGCAGGACGAGAAAGATGGTTTGCCTAATTTGGACGAGTGGCGAAACTTCTTTGAGCACGTCAAAACATCGCCATTCCTGATGGGTCAAATCGCCAGTAAAGATCGTCGCCCCTTTCGAGCCGACATCGAATGGCTCACCAATGCCACTAACTACGCCAAGATAGCAGAGGGTAAGTACCATTCATGACCGACACGATGAGAAAGGCGATAGAAAAGACCCGTGATTGGCTTAGAAAGCCTCCTCGGGCATTAGAAAATATGTACCGGGGAAGATCGCGGAAAAGCTATGCCGACGAAGCGCGGGAAATAGCCGACGCCATCGACGCCCACCTATCCGCGCAGCGCGAGGGTGAGGCGGTGGCGTGGCAATGGCTGAATGGTGCACCAAGCAAGCCATGGTCAGGGGAATGGTTTCTGGCTGAGTTGGAATGGGGCGACCGCGTTGTTTTGAAAGAGTTGCCAGAAGAACACACATATGACTTCAAGACAGCTGATGAGACTTACATCAAGCGAGAGAAGATCAAGCGCTGGGCGCAAATTCCGGATAGTGAGTTCATCACCCCACCCCCTCCCCGCGCGGTGACGGATGAGATGGCAATAGAAGTGCTGTCCCGATTTCATGGCGTTCGGCTGCATCCGTGGTCGCAACACGAGGTTGATAGGATGCGCGCCGCCATCGAAGCCGCTCTATCTGGGACGAAGCCATGAAAGATCAAGCGTGGAAGGATGGATTTAACGAAGGAGTTTTGAATGCCCTTGCACTGATGAATGCTCATGGTGATGCTGATGGAACGCAGTTTCGTGAGCTTGTTTCCCTTGCCGGGGAAGATGATCTGCTCGCATATGCAAGGAGACAATGCGTAATGCGGTGGAGCGGACTGGACAAGTACATGCGCAATAAGCGGTTAGAAGCCGCGCTGTCGGAGAAAGGTCATGAGTCGGCGCTTTAGCAAAGGATCTGAATTAGTTGAGGCGCTAAATAGCAAGCCTATCGATCAAGTACCCACAGTCATACCTGATCAATGCCAGGAAGACGGTTGCAAAAGTCTTAGGATAGGTTCTATACGTCTTCCAGATGGATCAATGGAATATACGTATGATCGAGGTAAAGCTGATATCTATATTCGCGATAAGCGCGGTCATTTCGTCTTCGCGACTTGCCAAGCGTGTTACATGAAACGTCTTGAAGCTGCAGGCATGGATCAGCTTTCGCAGGTCAAGATTGAAGGAATTACTGCCCCTCAGCGTGATATGGGATTTCAACCTGGCGCCCCAAAATCGCTTGCGGAACATCTGCGTGAGCTTGAGGACCAATGGGCAGAACAATGGGTAGCGAATCATCAGGACGATCAAACTTATGCTTCGTGAGCCGGCCATCTATACCGTGGCGACATTTATCGAGGCCTTCCCTTGTCAGGGGGCAACAGCGGCATCATTGCTGAATAGGTCCATTACTGAGGTGCGCGTGGCATGTGAATGGTTGATTCGGCATGGCTATATCGAGCGCCGTGGCGGCCATAAACGTGCTGGTTATTACCATGTAACAGATAAAGGCCGTCAATTCGTGGAGGAATTTCTATGCCAATCGTGAACAAAGCCAACTACGTCGAATGTCCTTCGTGCAATAAATGGATGCATAGAACCAAAGAAATGGACGTAAAACGACCGAATCATATGCAGTTTTCGTCCGATGCATTTCTTGATGGGAACCGCGTTGTCATATGCCAGGATTGCTATGAGCGTGAATTCTCACCTATGTCAAAGAAAGACATGCCTCAGGAAATTAAAGATGCCTCGCATTTTGGAACTAACCATAATTTGCCTTATGGCATAAGTGAGCGTGAGGCCACCAAGTGGAGAATGCTACATTCCACAGGCGATTTAAAATCATTAGGGGTTATGGGCAGTCATCCGCCATCATTGATGGAAATATTGGCGTGCAATAAAGTTGTTTCGTTTTTGACGACTAAACAAGTTGAGGAAGTACTAAAGAAATTCATCGAACTCAGAAATGGATGACTAAGATGACTAGAATAAACTTCGTTATCATTGGTCAACCTTACAGTAAGTCAAATAGTCGCAAGGTCGTAACGATTGGTGGTAAGCCTTCACTGATCAAGAGCAAAGAAGCATTGGCATACGAACGTGATGCGCTTAGGCAGATACCGCCAGGATGCCGCCAGCAGTTGGAAGGTCCGGTATGTATATCGCTAAAGATTTATTACGCCAGCGAGCGCCCGGATCTTGATGAATCATTGATCCTGGATATTTTGCAGGATCGCTATAAAGGTAAGCGCGATCAACGTGTGCTAACGCAGAAAGGTGTTTATCGTAATGATCGGCAAGTACGCGAAAAGCATGTTTACCATTTCATTGATAAGAAAAACCCTAGGACAGAGGTCGAAATCATTCCTATGCAAAATGTTTTATTATGAACTGGCATAGAGATTTGCCTAAATCCTCCGGTGATTATCTCGTCATCGAAAAACCGTGGCGCTCTTTCGTTGTGGCATATTACTGCCCAAGTATGAAACAACCTTGGTGCATGCATGGGCGTTGGTATCCGCACGATGCCATTGAAGCCTGGGATCACTTGCCACCGCTACCCCTTAAGCCTCTTGACGACAAGCCATGATTTGCTATGCTTAGCTCACACTACCTGTTCCCCTTTGCGTCACGATCTACCAACCCCGGCCCGTCGAGAGATGCGCCGGGGTTGTTTTTTGTGTAAAGTGCGTCTATGGAGTGCCATCTTAGCTAAGCAGGATTTTTGCTATGCCATCAACCAGTGCAAAACAAGCGCGTTTCATGGCTGCTGCGGCGCATGACGCGAAATTCGCCAAAAAGGCTGGCATTCCGCAAGGAGTAGCTAGAGAATTCAACGAAGCCGATGCGGCCAAGCGCGCTGCTCGTCCAGGCGGCTATCCTTCCAAGTCCAATCATCCCCGTTCCGGGGGCTATCGCTGAGGTTCCTATGAAAGGTGATCGCAAATTGCAAGGCCGTCCTGGCGAACGTACGGCCGAAAGGACACCCCCCTCGCCAGCGCCTAACGCCAAAGGGGGCGCTAAACAGCCACAAGGTTCTGGAAGTTTTAACGTCGAGCGCACCCCTTACGGGAAAAAGATCAAATGACGCCCGATGAAACTGTGCAGGGACGAATGAATCTCTGGGACAAAACGTTCACAGCGGCCATGACCACCTTGGGGAAGCGGGTGGAAGAAGCCATCAAGGATGCAGATAAGGCTGTGGATGCCTTTGAAGCGCGCTTCCATCCTGATCTAGTGAAATTTCGGCAGGATGTCGGTGCATTGATTCAGCCCGGCCATGACTGCGAGCAGTAATATGCCTTTCAGCGCCATTCTACCTACGCAACCCGGTTGGTATTGGGTCATGAACGATAAAAACCCAACGCCGACAATCGTACAGGTCGTACAAATGGGATTTGGCGCTTCCACCCTATTGCCGGCTCTCGTTGTCCAGAATTGGACTCCGGACGGGACGGAACAATGGAGTGGGCCTTTATTGCCAAGCTGACATGCAGCCCAAGCCGGGGGTGGGCCATAACTCCGGCAGGGCGGGCGCTGGTTAACCTCATTGAGGACAGTCTCCTTGCCATCCCAGCGTGACCGCCCAGCTTGAAAGCACCTGGATGAACTTGTATGGTTCGCCCGTCACTCTCACAGAGAACGAGACCATGGCCGCGCGTACCCTCCGCCCTAAGCATAGCGACGAAATCCGGGCAAAGATCCAAGCCTCTATGCTCGTCAATGCCCTCCAAGACAATGTCACTGGCAAAAAAAAGCTCAATGCCGGACAAATCAAGTCAGCGGAAATATTGTTAAGGAAATCAGTTCCGGATTTAACAGCTACCGAACTGTCCGGTATGGTGGAGCATGATATCTAGATGGGTCTGCGTCCTGAGCTTACGCGTGAGGAATGGCTAGCCCTGCATAAGGGGAAATGACATGATGTTTGGTGGCCTCCTAGCAGGTATTGATCTTGCTGGACTCGTAGCAGGGTTGAGTCTTCCTAAGCACCGACCTGTATATCGCTGGGATTGGACCTATTCGCAATGGATGCGCGTTTACGACGCCATTGAAGTAGCCGGGCGCGCCATGCCGTTATTCAACCCGCGTTTTAGATAGTTGTCCGGGTAAATGTGAGACGAATAGTCATACTGCCCGCCTATCGATATGCTCAATCGTCTCATTTCATAAGGGGGTAAGTTAATGTGGTTCCCCCAGCCAGGCCATCAGCTAGCGGCTTTTGAGGCCGATTGGTGCTATGAACTGTTCTATGGGGGGGAACGCGGGGGCGGCAAGTCCGACTTCCAGCTTGGCTATCAAGAAGATGGCGCGTTGCGGTATGGGAAGGCCCATCGGGGCATCATGTTCCGCAAGACGTATACGGAAATCGAGGAACTGCAAGGGCGCGCCAATCAGATCTTCCCCGCCGAAGGAGCGGTCTATAAGACGCAGCCTAGCGCCAATTATCCCTTCTCGAACTGCTGGTATTGGCCCAATGGGGCCACGGTCAAAATGCGATTCATCGAATCGGAGAAGGATTATGGGCGCTATCACGGTCATTCGTACACCCGCATCAGTTTCGATGAGGTCACGGAATACCTCACCAGTGCACCGCTGCTCAAGATGCTATCGACCCTGCGTAGTCCCTATGGCGTACCGTGTTCCGTGCGCCTAACGGGCAATCCTGGCGGTGTAGGGCACATTTGGGTTAAAGGGCGCTATGTGGATATAGGCCCCCCTATGACGCCCTACCAAGACCTCGAAAGTGGCCTGGTCCGCATGTATATCCCCTCCACCATGGCCGATAACGTCATCCTGATGCGGGAGGACCCTGATTATCGCAAGCGCATCATTGCTGCGACCAATGGCAACGAAGCCTTGCGTAAAGCCTGGCTAGAAGGCGATTGGAACATTATTGCTGGCGCGTTTTTCGACTGTTGGAACAGTAAACTTCATGTCATCAAGCCATTTACGCTCCCGGAGCATTGGAGTCGTATACGCTCAGGCGATTGGGGGTCCGCCAAGCCATTCAGTTTTGGATGGTGGGCTATCGTTACCGATGATCATCGCTTGGAAAACGGTCACATTGTTCCACGTGGATCATTGATACGGTACCGGGAATGGTATGGCTGCAAAGATCCGATGAATGAGCCCAACGTAGGACTAAAACTACCCGCCGAGGAAGTAGGGCGGGAAATTGCCCGGCTGGAATCCCAGGACCCTCGCATGGCCGATGCGGTCCTTGATCCTGCAGCGTTTAGCCAAGACGGTGGTCCATCCATCGCCGAACGCATTCAGGCAGGCTCAGGTGGCAAGGTATGGTTTCGCAAGGCCGATAACCGGCGTGTGGCCACAGTGGGGGCCATGGGCGGCTGGGATCAGGTGAGAGCCCGCTTAATAGGCGATGAGGAAGGACCGCGCCTTTATTGCTTCGATACTTGCCGGGACTCGATTCGCACCATCCCGCTCTTGCAGCATGACAAGCTCAAGATCGAGGACATTGACACGGATATGGAAGACCACGCCGCAGATGAGTGGCGATATGCTTGCATGTCCCGACCCTATGTGAGACAGTCCGCCGCGAGCCAAAAGCCGCGTTTCTTGCACGAATTGACGGCAAATGAGGTGTTTTGGCCTGAAAATCAGCCCAAGCCTATCGTTTCTGACCGGATTTAATCATGAACGTTCAGCCTTTCAGTGCCATCCAGAGTCAGACACAGGCCATCGTCCCCACGAATGCCAGTCAGACGCTCACGTTTAACACAGCAGGGACGAATGCTAACTGTTATTACGTATACAACGCGTCTACTGTAGCGGTAGCGGTCAAGACGGGGTTGGCCTCCGCTGGCGCGGTGACAGCCGTCTTTCCGGCCCCGGGTACGCCAGGTGATCTTGTTGTTCCTCCTGGCAGCATTCAGATTTTCTCTAAAGGCTTTCCGATTGACACCATTGCGATTATTGGAGCCGCTGGCGGTGGGAGCGGAAATGTCTATGTGACGCCTGGCGAGGGTCAATGAGATGACGCTGCGCGCTCCAGCTTCGAACTTGAGCGGCGGTCAAGCCGGCTCGTTCACCACGCTTACCAGTACCGGCAATACGAGTCTTGGACCCATTACCAGTCTCAATGGCATTAGCACAGTCGGAAATGGTGTAGCGGCAGAGTATGCCCTGATCAATTCAGCCACCACGCTCAATGCCAATCAGTCCAGCACCACGCTTTATGCGGTGCCGGCTAGCGGTGCTGGGATCTATCGCATTTCCGCATATGCGGTTGAAACAGTCGCCGATGGTGCCTCATCCACGCTGCCTAATATTGGCATTGGCTGGACAGATAACGATACCAGTACCCCCCTATTGGCCGGCAGCGTGACCTCCACGAATACTGCCAATGCGGTGGGAGCTTTTGCCCAAGGCGTCCAAATTATCAATGCCAAGGCATCCACGAATATCACATGGCAGACTTCGAATTATGCCAGCGGCACGGCTGGTGCCATGAAATATGCCGTACGTCTGCGGCTGGAATATTTGGGATAACCATGTATGGCTGAGATGGCCGATGGCGCGCCGCAAACCATCGATAGCGCCCCCATTGCCACCGATGATAGCGTACGTAAATACGTTATCGAGATAGAGACCTACGACCGCGTATCACAGAAATTCCGTACGCGCGGTCAAAAGATCCTTCGGCGCTATCGTGATGAGCGCCGGCAGGCCGATGAAGATCAGATCAAGTTCAATATCCTATGGAGCAATATTCAGACATTGCTCCCGGCCTGTTATGCGAAGAACCCCAAGCCTCAATGCGAGCGGAGGTTCAAAGATGACGATCCTATTGGCCGTGTGGCTAGCGACGTACTCGAACGAGCCATCACCTATTTCATGGATTGTGGCGACTTTTATGATTCAGCCCGTTCGGCGGTGCTGGATCGACTATTGCCCGGCCGTGGGACCATGTGGGTACGCTACGTGCCGCACTTCCGCGACACGGACAACGATGCGGACGATGCCGGGACGCAAGAAGTTAAAGCAAACGGACCACAGATCACCGAAAACTCAGACGAATTGGTAGAGCGCGATACATCCATGGTGGGCTCCGATCCTACCGATGTGGATGATGGTCAAGTAGTGGAATACGAAGAAGTCGCCTGTGATTACGTGCACTGGGAAGATTTCGGGCATAACGTGGGACGTACGTGGGACGAAATTTACCTTGTCTGGCGCAGGGTCTATCTGGATCGGGACGAATGCATCGAGCGTTTTGGCAGCGAATTAGGCAAGCGTATTCCGCTTGATTGGTCGCCCAAGAATCTTGCGGATGAGAAAATCACCCAGGAAATGAAAAAAGCCTGCATCTATGAGATGTGGGACAAGCGCACCAAGATTGCCATATGGGTGCATAAGGCAATGCCTAATTTCCTGGATAAGCGACACGATCCCCTTAAGTTGGAAAAGTTCTTTCCCTGTCCGAAGCCTCTCATCGCCACGACGGCAAACGATTCCATATTGCCCACAGCCGATTACAGCGAATATCAGGACCAAGCGCGGGAGCTTGATCAGCTTACGGCTCGCATCAGTTCGGTAATTCGCTCGCTCAAGGTGTGCGGTGTGTATGCGGCAGATGCCCAAGGCATTGGGCGCCTGCTCTCGGAAGGTACCGAAAACCAATTGATCCCGATTGAGCAATGGGCCGTCTTTGCCGATAAGGGTGGCTTGAAAGGCGTTTTTGAACTGTGGCCGCTGGGGGACATTGTCGCCGCGCTGACAGCCATGTATGACGCGCGCGAGAAGATCAAAAACGATCTATACGAAATCTCGGGCATGCCTGACATCATTAGGGGTGCCAATGACCCACGCGCCACAGCGACGGCAGAGAAGATTAAAGGTCAATATGGTTCGATTCGGCTGCGCTCCATGCAGGATGAAGTGCAGCGTTTCATGCGTGACATGATCCGCCTGATGGGAGAGGTCATTGCGAACCATATTTCCTGGCCTACGCTTTCGCAGATTTGCGGGATCAAACTATTAAGCCAAGTCCAGAAAGACGCCTATACCAAGGTGTCAAAGATTCCAGGCGAACCATTGCCGGATGGAATCCAAGAGTTGCTTACCCAGCCGGCATGGGAAGAGGTGGAAGCGTTGCTGCATAACAATGCAATGCGGCAATTCCGGCTCGATATCGAAACAGATTCGACCATTGGGGATGATGATGAGATTGAGAAAGCGCGCCGGCTGGATTTCCTGAAGACATTGGGACCCTTAATGGCTCAAGCGGTTCAGGCCGGTGAAAGCAATCCCACGGTGGTTCCTTTGATGGTCGAATCCATTAAATGGGTCGTTCGATCCTTTACTCAGGCGCGTACGCTGGAAGGCATGATCGATCAGACTTTGGATGCCATGGCGAAGCAACCGCCGCAGCCAAAGCCAAATCCGGAGGCGATGAAGCTACAAGGCGAGCAGCAAATTCAGCAGATGCGCGCTCAGACCGATATCCAGATTGAACAAGGCAAGGTGCAAGCCCAGGAGCGCATGGAGCAGATCAAGGCACAAGCGCAAATTCAGGTGGAAACGGCCAAGCAACAGGCGCAAGCCGCGCAAGCCGCGCAAGAAAACGAACTGGAAGCGCGCCGCGATGAATTACAGGCACGTAACCAACTTGCAATCGAGCAGATGAAGCTCGAATACGACCTTAAAAAAGCCGTGGCGGTGGCTCGTATCAACGCTCAAGCCCGCATTGCAGCGGCCCGCATTGGGTCCAAAGCTTTCCCAACGGATGGCACGGCCGATTTGGCCTATCAGGAACTCCATGAGACCGAAGTGGGCAATGGCGAGGCGATGGTAGCCGGTGCGCAGGATATGACCCATACCATGGAAAAGGACCCAGCCGAGGGCAATGACGATGCCACTGTATGAGGTCCAATGCGGGATCTGCGGCAAACGGCAAGACATCTATCGCAAGATTGAGGATCGCGAGAAAGATTTGCCGCTTTGCTGCGGCAACGCCATGCATAACATCCTCTCGCCCAGCATGATCAATGCCGATATCCAGCCTTATCGCGCCATAGCTATTGATAAGGCTAGCGGCGAACGTCCTTATATCACCTCGCGTCGGCAGCACAAGGAATTCCTCCGCCGCAATGGCTATGTCGAAATGCCGGATGCGCCCAAAGAGCGCCCTATTCGCGGAGATTTCGATTGCAAGAAAGAATTGAGTCACGCCACTAAAAAAGTCCTGGGGACGCTATGAGCAACGAGACCGAAAAGTCATTGCGCGATGAACTGTCAGACAGCCTTAACGCTGTCCAAGAACGTCTGCGGGATGAACATGGGCGATTCGCCAAACAAACCGATGCTCCTGCTGAGGAAGTCAAGCCGGAGGAAGCGCATGACGATGTGGTGGATACTGCGCCTGCGAATGACGCCGCGCCTGCACCTAACCCTGGCGTGGTGCCTGCTGCACCTAAGCCCGATGACGATCCTTTTCCATCCTCTTGGAAGAAAGAACATCAAAAGCATTGGTCGACGTTGCCGCCCGAACTGAAAAAATACATTCGGGAGCATGAAGAACAGACGCGCCAGGCCATGACGCGCCAAGATGAGGACCGCCTCACCGGCAAGACACTCCGGGAAATCATCTCGCCTTATATGCCGCTTTTGCAGGCCGATGGACTCAATCTGCAGCAAGCTATTCAAGGGATGCTGCAGCAGAATTACGTCTTGCGGCAGGGCACCCCGGAGCAGAAGCGGCAACTCGTGTTGAATGCCTGCAAAATGTATGGTATTGATTTATCGCAGCCCAATGAGCAGCCAACAGGCTGGATCGATCCGCAAGTAGCGGCCTTGCAGCAGCAATTAGCCGAAGTGCGGAATTTCCAGCAACAGCAGCTTGCGGCGCAGCAGTATCAAGAAAGGGCCAGTATCGACAGCCAAATTGCAGCATTTGCATCGGCTCCCGGTCATGAGCACTTCCAGCGTGTCGCCCCCCGGATGGGCGCATTGATGGCAAGTAATCAAGCGCAAGACCTGGAAGATGCTTATCAGCAAGCGATTTGGGCTGATCCTGAGCTACGTTCGACGCTCCTAGCGGCCCAGCAGGCCGAAGCGGAAGCGAAACGGGCGGCAGAGGCGAAAGCCAAGGCCACAGCAGCGCGTAATGCCTCCGGCAGCGTTCGTGGTTCATCCTCCGGTATCGGAAACGTTCCACCCGCTCCCAAAGGTACCTTACGCGAGGAACTTCGGGCCGCTTTGGCGGCTGCGAAAGATCGCTAACCCCGTTTATGGAGCCTAACCCATGGCACTCATCAACCCGAGTACCACCCTGACTGAAATCGTCACCACCACCTTGCGCAATCGCACGGGCAAGTTGGCGGATAACGTCACTCAGAACAATGCGCTCTTGTTCCGACTCAAGGAAAAAGAGAACGTCAAGCCCGTTTCGGGCGGACGTACAATCGTGCAAGAACTGGAATATGCCCAGAATGGCACGTTCAAGCGTTATAGCGGCTATGAAGCGCTCAATATCTCGCCGTCGGATGTATTCACGGGCGCGGAATACAACTATGCCCAGGCAGCGGTGGCGGTTTCCATCAGCGGCTTGGAAATGATCCAGAATTCCGGGGAAGAGGCCATTATTGATCTCTTGGAATCGCGCATTAAGAACGCCGAAAAGACCATTACCAATAACATTGCCTTGGACTGCTATAGCGATGGCTCGGCGGATGGCGGTCGCCAGATTGGCGGTCTTCAACTCTTGGTAAGCAAGACGCCCAGTACGGGCGTAGTGGGCGGCATCGATGCATCGACCACGATTGGTTCATTCTGGCGCAATATCGCCTTTTCGGCTTCGTCCAATGGGGGTGCACCAGCCACGGCGGCTAATATTCAGTCCTACATGAATCAGGTATGGGTGCAGATGATTCGTGGTGCGGACCATCCGGACATGATGATTGCCGACAACAACTATTATCGTCTGTATCTGGAATCGCTGCAGGGCCTTCAGCGCATTGGCGATGCCAAATTGGCCGATGCGGGCTTCCAGGTACTCAAGTACATGAATGGCGATGTCGTGCTTGACGGTGGCTTTGGCGGCGGATGCCCGACTAATACAATGTATTTCCTCAATACGGATTACATCTATTTCCGCCCGCATGTAGATCGCTTCTTTGCCCCGCTGGGCGATGATCGTTATGCGGTCAATCAGGACGCGATGGTCAAATTGATCGGCTTTGCCGGCAACATGACTGTCTCGAATCGTCGATTGCAAGCCGTTCTGAGCGCCTAAGGAGAATAGCGATGGCTTACGTTTCTTACGATCCGATCTTGGGCGAAGTCGACCTGAGCATCGTGGATACTTCTGGCCCAGGTCCATTCAGTATTGGCGGGACGGCTGGCCGTAATTCGCAGTATTTCGGCTCCTTGCGCGGCTATGACGTGAACTTAGGCGGGGGTGATTTCATCTATGCCAAGTTCGGCGGTACCTTGGCAGCGGGCACGGTCGTGGAATTTACCGAGTCTCTAAGCAATGGACAGATCATTACCACCGCTAACGCATGGGCGGGCACAGCCAACACGGGCAAGCCATTAGGTGTCGCCGTGGCGGCGGGCACGTCTTCGAATTGGGGATGGTTTCAGGTAGCCGGCGCTGCCATTACCAATGTCTCGGGCACGCCCACAGCCAATACGCCTGTGTATTGGCAGGCTTCCGGGGTGGTATCCGGCACGGCGGTCGCCTCCAAGCAGATGCAAGGCGCGCAGTTCGCGACCACTAATGGCGTCACGATTGGCTCGGGATCTTCGGCTATCGCGCTGCCCAGCAGCCAGGCCGTGGTGCTGATCAATTACCCTGCCGCGCAGGATGCGATTACGTAATCCCAACCGGGGTGCTTCGGCACCCCTCTTACCTTGGAGCCTTCCATGGATCAGCCGATTTTTGCGGTGCATCAGAAGCCGGACATGTCCCGGGGCGAATTTGTTGCCCCGGCCCCTACCGGTTCGGACGCCAATCTTTGGGTAGAGTTTTACACGGCACCTAGTCCCACTCCGAATGCCGCTAAATCCGACGAAGTCGGTCATCCTGTCTATGAGGATGTGCCATGGATCAAGATACTTGTACCGGGTGATCGGACGAAAGCCTATGACCGTCCGGCCAAGCTTGAATTGGATGGCCCGAATGATCAGGTGCCCCCGGATCATCGTCGTTTCCCGCAGCAATGGCAGGCTTATACACAGCAGACGACCAAGGCCACGGTAGGTTTGCCGGTTGAGGAATGGTCGGCTATTACCCGTTCTGAAGCGCAGATGTTCAAGCGCATGGACATCCATACGGTAGAGCAATTGGCTGGTCTTCCGGATACCGCCCTATCCTGGTTGGGTGCCCGAGTGCATCGTGAGAAAGCCTCGGCATGGCTGCAGAGCGCCAAGGATCACGCGGGCGAAAGTCGCCTTGCCCGGGAAAATGAACAGCTGCGGGCACAGCTGGTAGTGCTGCAAGACCAAGTGCGTGAACTCGCTGCCCGTGTCGGTGAGTCCCCGGCTGACCCCATTGGCGATGCTATTAAGCGCGGCCCTGGCCGTCCGCCGAAGGAGCGCAATGTATGAGCATTCAGAAGAAATTGAGTGGTTCGGGATTCGCTCCACTGCAAGTCACCAATATCATCGGCGATAACGATCCGGGTGAAACCGCTTTAGGGTCAACCTCGGGCACCGCGTATGGCATCAGTGCATGCAATACGTTCTTTACGACAGTGGCATCCGGTACTGGGGCTATTTTGCCCCCTGGCAATACCGGTGGGGCGAATACGAATAGCCTGGGCGATGAATACATGATCGCCAACCTGGGCGCGAATGCCTTGACGGTCTATCCGCCGCCTGGCGGCACGATTAATGGAGCGGCGTCTGTCTCCATTAGCGCCAATTCCTTGGGATATTTCACTTGCTGCTCCACGAATGGTCTAACCTGGATCAGCAAATAAGGAGTGTCCCGTGCAAAAGTACACGGACCTCGTCCTTGGGTTGAACGGTCAGACGCTCGTTCCGGTAGTCGGGGCGAGCGTTACTGTTTTGACCTATCCGGGTGGTGCAAATGCCACCATTTATAGCGATAACGGCATCACACCTACGGCCAATCCGCTTACGACGGATAACACCGGACGCTTTAGTTTTTATGCCGCCAATGGTCGATATTCGCTCTTAGTCACCTATCAGACGGTCAGCTACTCGATTCAGGACATCCCGCTCTTGGATGATCCGGCGAACGGTCAAACGACGGTCATAACAGGTGGATCGATCGATAACACGCCTATTGGTGCCACGACCCCCAGCACGGGCGCTTTTACGAATTTAAGCGCTACCGGCACACTTACCGGCTTTCCGGGTCGTCTCCTCAATATTCAAGTGTTTACGGCTAATGGTACTTATACAAATACCGCGGGGACAAACTCGGTCATCGTAGAAGTACAGGCCCCTGGCGGTGGTTCAGGGGGATGCGCGGCGACAGGTGCCAGCCAAAGCGCATCCGCCAGTGGTGGAGGTGCCGGGGCTTACGCCAAAGTGCGTCTTACCTCGGGTTTTACCGGAGGGATTGCTATTACCTGCCCAGCCGGTGGAGCGGGGGGTGCGGCCGGTGCGAATAATGGCTCGAATGCTTCGTCGGCATCCTTCGGTGCCATCATTTCCTGCCCGGGTGGCATGGGTGGCTTAGGCGGCACTGCAACCTCCGCAGCATTTATTACGGCTGCTAGCACCATCACCGCCGCTCCCACCATTTCATCCGGAACTACCTTGTTGAGTGTGGCAGGAAGTGCGGGCAGCGTCGGTATGGTATTAACACCGGGAAGCCTAGCGGTGTCCGGCTTCGGTGGGACGTCCATGCTTGGTTTTGGAGGTAGACAAGTAGCCGGAGGGAATACTCCCGGCCAATCCGGCACCGGGTTTGGCTCGGGTGCGAGCGGATCGAATACCGCCAATGCTTCGCAAGCCGCTATTGCTGGCACCGCGGGGCAAGGCGGCATCATCACGGTCTATGAGTTTGCCTGATGCTCATCATCAATCTCCCCAATTCGGCTCCGAATGTCGCCAAGCGCACCTTGCTGCAGCTTATTCAACAAGCATGCGGCGAGTTGGGGTTATTGCAGCCCAATACGATTTTCGGGAATACCGATCAGCAGATTGTGCAGCTTCTCGCCTTGGCACAGCGTGAAGGCCTTGAGACCTATAAAATGTCCAATGGGACATATGGGTGGCAGGCATTGCGCCGCGAATACCTGTTCAATGTGCAATCGACGGGTGTTCAGACCGTCAGTTACACGCAAAACACCAATGTCATTACCTTTGCCGCCGTGCCATCCGTATTGCCGCAAGTAGGTTGGGTCATTTCCAATTCCGGTGGAAGCAATGCTACGGATTTCGTTTATCCCACCTATGTCACGCAAGTCATCAGCAGCACGCAAGTAGCCGTATCCAATAATGCGCAGAACACCAATACCAGTGCCAGCCTAGCCATTGGTGAGGAAGCCTATGCGCTGCCGACTGATTACGATCATATGATTGTTCAGACGCAATGGGATCGTGGATTTCGTTGGCAATTGCTGGGTCCCATGAATCCGCAGGAATGGCAAGTGCTCAAGTCCGGTATTTCGCCTACCGGTCCGCGTCGTCGGTTTCGCCTCATGAACAATCAGTTCTTCATTGATCCGATTCCGTATGATTCCAACCAACTCGTTTTTGAGTATTACTCTTACAACTGGTGCCAGAGCCAGCAGGGCATAGGCCAAACGGCATGGCAGGCCGATACCGATACTTATTTATTGGACGATGACACGTTCATCCTTGGCATGATATGGCGCTTTCGCATGGCGAAGGGATTGGATTACAGCGAGGAAAATAAGATGTGGGAACGCTCGATTGAGCGGTTCAAGGCTCGCCAAGCTGCCACGCGCGATCTGCCCATCAATGCGCAAAATACCGGCATACGGCTGATTAGCAACGCCCAAGTCCCGGACACCGGCTATGGCTCGTAGCAATCGCCAGGCTATCAAGACGCAGATTGCGCAGACCAAGACTGTTCCCGCGCCCATTGGCGGACTTAATGCGCGCGATTCGATTGCGGAGATGCCGCCCACGGATGCAGTTGCCATTTCCAACTGGTTTCCGACTACATCATCCCTGATCGTGCGCAACGGTTCGGCCAATTGGGCAACGGGTTTGCCGGCCTGGGTCGAAACCTTGGCCGTCTATTCGCCCAATTCCGGATCACGGCAACTCTTTGGCGCTTCGGGCGGTAATCTCTATAACTGCACGGCGCAAGGTGCGGTAGGCGCTCCCGTTGTGACGGGTAATACCTCCAACCGTTGGCAATACGTAAATTTCTCCAATCCCGGTGGGCAATGGCTTTATCTGGTCAATGGTCAGGATTCGCCGCAACTCTATAATGGGTCCAGTTGGCAAGCTGTCACGGCGGCAAGTTCACCTATTTCTATTACTGGCGTTACCGATGGATTGACCAATCTGATTGCTGTCACGGCATTCAAGTCGCGGCTTTATTTCATTGCCAAGAATACGTTTCATGTATGGTATCTGGCGGTGAATGCTGTCGGGGGTGCCGCCACCTTGCTGGACCTTTCCAGCATTTTTCAGCTGGGCGGCTATCTCATCGCGGCCTTTTCCTGGACCTGGAACAATGTGGCCGGTCCGCAGGATTACATGGTGTTTTTATCCTCCGAAGGGGAAGGCGTCATTTATCAAGGGTATGACCCCAGCCAATCCGGGTCGTGGAGCCAGGTAGGTACGTTCCGTATGGGGCGTCCGGTCGGTTATCGGTGTTGGGCACGGGTTGGCACAGATGTCATGATCATGTGTGCCGATGGCCTGATTCCACTGACTCAGGAAATCCTGAATGACCGGCAAAGCCCCCAAGCCGAAGTCACGCTAAAGATCCGCAATGCCATCCAACAGGATTTTCAGAATTACAGCACGCATTTCGGATGGCAAGTCATTCTGCACCCGATGGGAACCAAGCTCTTTATCAACGTGCCGCAAAGCGAGGATTCGGTCCAATATCAATACGTGATGAATACCATCACTAGCGCGTGGACGGTCTTCAATGGCTGGAATGCAGCCTGCTTTGCCTTGATGGGCGATCAGCTTTTTTATGGCACGCAAAACAAGGTCATTTTGTGCGATACGGGAGCTACTGACCTGGGTGCGAGCATTCAAACCAATCTCATCCCAGCTTATTCATATTTCGATGCGCCGGGTCAGAACAAACAGTTCACAATGTGCCGCCCGACCTTTTCATTGACGGGCAATATTGGCATCTCGGTCGGCTTGAGTGTGGATTATCGGCCCGTAACGTTGAATGCCTCACTGTCTCTACCTCCTTCCACCGGCACATCCTTTTGGAACACATCCCTGTGGAATATCGCACCATGGAGTCAGACCTCAGTGATCCGCCTTGCCTGGGAATCGGTCACGGGAGTTGGATATGCCGCTTCGCTGAACATGGCTACCCTCTCGAACATATCCAATGTCTCGCTGATTGCTATCGATTATGTCTATCAAATGGGCGGCGTCCTATGAAGGCGCTTGTTTTTGACCAACATCTCATTGGAGAATGGGTCAAAAGCAAGATGTCATTGCCAGTGGAATGGGGTAAGGAATACCGCGCCATTGGCTGGTCAAGGAACGATAAGATTTTTTGCGGAGTGGTCTATAACCATTACAGCGGTACGGATATCGCGATGCATGTAGCCGGTGAGGGGCAATGGGCCACTCCGGCAGTTTTAAGAGCATTTTTCTTTTATCCCTTTGTGCAACTGAAATGCCAACGAGTCACAGCCCTAGTCGGACTTAAAAATGCTAGGTGCCTGACATTGGTCGAAAGGCTGGGCTTTGTTCCCGAGGGTCGTATGCGGGAAGGTCTGCCGGGAGATGACCTCATGATTTTTGGCATGTTGCGGCGCGAATGCCGCTGGTTGGAGGGATGCGATGGGAAAGTCGACTAGCACGCCGGCTGCACCCGATCCATATGCAGTGGCGCAAGCACAAACGCAGCAGAATGAAGCGACGGCGCAATTCAATGCGGCGTTGATGCGTTACAACCAATACACGCCCACCGGCAATTCCGTTTGGAACAACAATAATGGGACGTGGACAAATACGCAGACGCTCAACCCGGCGCAGCAGCAAATCCTAAACAATCAGCAGGCCGGTCAAGTGTATTCGACCAGCCTGGAGAATCAGATTCTCGGATCTGCCACGCCGACGATTACAGGAAGCGCGGCAGCAGGCTTGCCTGGCATACAGTCATCGCTCAATACGAATTTTGCCGATCAGGTGAATCAGGCGCAGAACAGCGCATTTAATGCGCAAATGGCGATGATTCAGCCGCAGATCAACCAACAGACCGAATCGTTAAAAGCCCAATTGGCCGCGCAAGGGATTCCGCAAGGATCGGAAGCCTATAACAACGCGATCAATAACCAGGCTATGCAGAACAATTTCACCATGACGCAACTCGCCAATAATGCCGTGCAAACCGGCAATGCGATGCAGAATCAATTGTTCGGGCAAGCGTTACAGTCAGGCAATTTCCAAAATCAGGCCAATGCTCAGCAGCTACAACAGAACATGCAATTGCAGGATCAGCCGTTGCAGATCTGGCAAGCAGTGAATGGCATGCCCGTGCAAATGGGCAATTTCTGGAATTCAGGCGGCAATCCGCAAGCGGCAAATACCGATATCAGTAGCGACATCTATAATTCGTATCAGGGCAATGTCAATGCGGCCAATGCCAAGAATGCATCGGCCAATTCCTCCACCGACATGCTGGGAAGTTTGGCCGGCATGGCTGCCATGATGTTCATGTGATGGATATTCGCGATGTCATCCAGGCAGCGATTAACCGGCATCCGTGTCCGGTTGCGCTGTTCAATCAAATTAAGGTCATTCGTTCGATTGCGAATGATCAGGATCGCGTCAGTATGGCTATCCAATATGGCCGAAGCTGGTTTGTGCAAGGCATGCATAGCGATGATCCGCAGGTGTGGAATTCCTGCATGTCTGCCATGTATTGCATCATCGCGGCGGCATGGGAAATTCACGATAAAGAAGAAGCGTTGCACTGGGCGCGCGGCGAAGCTGTTGCGCAGCAGTGGGACGGTGATTGGGATCATGCCGAAAAGGCATGGCACAGCGTTCACTAGCGAGGTTTTGTTATGTCCGTACCTCCTTCACTGATGGCGCAAATGCTGGGACAGCAAGGCATGGGCATGTCAGGCGGTCAAGGCATGATGCCCGGTATGGGACCGATGATTGGTCAAGGTGCGCAGATGCAGCCTGGGACCGGGATGATGGCGGGTGGCCCCGCCTTGCAACCGGGCGGCTTGTTGCAACAGCCTGGCATGGGCGGCAATCCAACGGCCGGCGCGGCCACGGCGGGGCAACCCGGACAAGGCATGTCGCAAGCACAAAAGATGATGATGGCCCAATCGCTGATGAATATGGGTCAGAACCATCAGCAAGCGCCGCAAATGCTGCCCATGAATGTGGGTCGGAATACCTGATATGGCCGCTAATCCTTTCCCGATTCTTCCGCAGTATCAGGGCGATTATCTGGATGCCCAGCGGAAACTAGCCATTGCGCAAGCGCTGCAAGAGCAAGCGTTGACGCCGATGTCTGCGAATCAACCGGGATGGAATCAGATGGCGATTGTGCCACGCGCCAATCCATTATCAGGCATTGCAAAGGTCGGTCAGGCCTTATTGGCTGGATATGCCGGCAATCGAGCGATTGATGCGCAGCGGCAGCTTGGTCAGGAACAGTGGCAGGGCATGCAATCGATGTTCGGCGGCAATGCCGCGCCGCAGACTCAGCAGAATGGTCCTCAGCAGGGGGCCATGCAGCAAGGCAACAACACCACGCCGACCGGATCGCCGCTCAATCCTGCTGGTCTGCCATCTTCCGCTGCCGCCATGGCCTATATGGCCGATCCTGCCGGCTACATGAAGGATTTCGTGGCACCCAATTACAAGCCCACCGATGCCACCATGATGGCGCGGCAAGGCCAGATGGACCCCATTGCTGCAAATCAGGCAGCACTTGCTAAAGCCAATTACATTTCGCCCTCTGAGGCACGTCCTGGTGGGTGGACACTTATACCGGATGGCCGCGGCGGCTTTACGCGCATGTTCAACCCGAATATCCCGCAAGGCGGTATGCCAGTCACCGATGCACAGGGCAATGTTATTGGGGCGACTCCTATGCCTGGAGCGGCTGCGGTAGAGGGCGGCATGGCTGGCGCTAAAGCGGCGGCTGGCGCAACCTTCCAGCCCGTCCAGGGATTCGATGCCAATGGGAATCCTCGCTATGGAAGCGCCTTTGAGGCTGCAACGGGACAGAATCCTTTTGGCGGCTATCAAGCACCGAATGGAGGACCATCAAGTGGGGCTAGCGGTATTGCGCCAAGCCTTCCGCTTGGAACACAGGATCTTGTTAAGGGCTATGTGCAGCGCTATCAGGATACAGCGCAATCGGCCTTGAATGCGCCGCGTGATATTCAGGCGTTTCGCGCTATCGATCAGGCGGCGTCTCAATCCAAGACGGGGGCAGGCTTTGACCGGGGAGCCTATTGGAAAAGCATGGCCTCGATCATCCCCGGGGTATCGCCGGATAATCCGGATAAAGTCAACGCCGATATTATTCACAAGTACAGCGAGCAGATTGCGACGCGTAATGGCGGCCGGTCAGATGCCGCGCTTGAGGCGTCGCTTGCCTCGATTACCAATAGTGGCATGTCGCCGGCTGCCATCCATGAGTTGACGCCTAGCCTGATTGGGCAGCGTATGTCCGACATCGGCAAGGCGAATGCCTATCAACGCTGGATGCAGGAAAATGGCAATGCGCCGCTTTCCTTGGGCAAATTCGAGCAGGCATGGAATAGTGCCTATGACCCGGATATCTATCGCCTGCAAGCGATGAGTCCAGACCAACAGAAAGCTTATGTAGACAAGCTTACGCCCGAACAGGCTCATGCGATGATGCAATCGCGGCAAAAGCTAAGAGCACTAGGTGCAATGCCATGACGGATTATGCCGCCCTGATCAATGCTGCCTCGCAGCAAGCGAATGTCGATCCTCGATTGACGCGGGCGGTTTTGCAGACTGAAAGCAATCTCAATCCCAATGCCTATAACGCCACCAGCGGCGCGGCGGGCATGGGGCAATTGATCCCCGCCACGGCCCAGGCTTTGGGCGTCAGCAATCCATACGATCCGAATCAAGCCATTCCCGCTACGGCGCGTTTGCTCAGCGAGGATCTTCGTCGCTATGGCAACCCAGCGCAGGCCGTAGCGGCCTATCACGGTGGCACGAATCCGGCCAACTGGGGACCGAAAACTCAAGCCTATGTGCAAAAAGTCGGACAGGCTTTTCAGGGTCAGACCATGGATACGACCGATCCACTTGATCAAATGCTGGCGGCGAAGGCAGGACGGGCAACGAATGGGCAGACGTTGCCACCTTCGACCGCCAGCGCCTCCGATCCGCTCGACAACCTTTTGGCGCAGCGCGCGTCTGGCGCATCAGGAGCGGCCATGGCGAGCGCCGGGATTAAGCCATCACCTTGGATGACTGGCGACCTGCAAGCGCAGCAGCAGGCCATTGAAGGGCAAATGACGCCGCAAGAACGGGCCAAATCACAAGCCCTTTGGAGCGACGTCACTGGAGCCGGCAATACGTTAGGCGAGCTCGCAAAGCATGGCTGGCTCGGACGCACCGCTTCGAGCCTTGGGCAAGGCGCGTTAGATACCGCCAATTCGCTTACGCAACTGGCTGGATTAGTGGGCAATCGCGTCGGGCTTATTTCCGATGAGGATGTCGGCACGATGATGCGTGCCGCCGAACGAGAGAACCAAATCTATGAACAAGCGCGACAGGCCGCCCTATCTCCCACATTATCGAGCCTGGTATCAGGTCAAAAGCCGCAGCCTGGCATTGATTGGGGCCGCATGGGCGGTCAGTTGCTCACGGCTGGCGGCTTGCAGAGCGGCTTGGAACGCACCGCTGCCACATTGCCACTCGATAGCCTCAAAACGGCAATACCGACGCTCGGCGCTGATATTGGCGCTACACGGCTGGGCCGTCTGGCACAGAATGCCCTTACGGGAGGCGGTGCGGCTGCGCTTGCTGCTAATCAGTCTCCGACCGATCTTGGTACTCAGGTTGGCGCTGGCGCTGTGGCTGGTATGGTTCTTCCGCCCGTTGTTTCTAAATTGGCTTCAACGGTAGCCGGTCCCGCTGCACGCGCATTGCTTGGCAAAATGGCGGCTACTCCGGATGTCGCCGCAAAGACCTCGCAGGCGGTGGAGCAAGCGGCTGCGCCGATCATGAATGCAGTCAAGACCGATGCGCAGGGCAATGTGTCCATTGATGCGTCGGCATTGCCAAAGACGATTCAAGACATGCTCAATACGGGCGCGCTCAAAAATCTAACGCCCGAACAGCAGGCGCGTGCGCTGACTTATGAGGCCCTTGGGATCAAGAATTACACCCTAGCCGATGTAACGCGCCAATACGCTGACGCGGCCACAGAACGCAATTTGGCGCAGAATGTCAAAGCGGGAGGTCCCTTGCGGGAAGCCGATGCGGCCAAGAACGAGCAATTGCTTAATGCGGCCAATAACGCATCGGGACAAATGGGTGCCGCACCAACTGATGCCTATGAAATTGGCTCGGCCATTCGACAGCACCTTCAAGGCCAATTGGGACAGTTCAATCAACGGATTCAGAATCTCTATCAGCAAGCCGATGCGGCCGCGAAGAATGCGCCGCAGGTCAAGATTGACCCGGTCATTCAAGCATTACAGGCCAATCGCTCGCAGTTTCTTGCACGCAATGATGGGATAAGCCTGTTGAATGGCATTCGGGCTCGGCTGCAGGAATTTGCTGGCGGCGCACCCACGACCCCCAGCAAGCCGTTAATGGTGGATGCATCGGGCAATCCAGTATTGACGCAAGCTGACGTGCCGCAAGGCATGACTTTTAGTGATAGCGAGCGTTTCCGGCAATTCCTGAATGACGTGGCGACGCCAGATAATTATCCCTTGGTCAATAAGCTGAAAGCAGCCATTGATCAGGCTCAGGATGCTTCCGGCTCCGGCGACATCTACAAAGAAGCCCGCGCATTGCGGCAACAGCGATCCGCGATGTTCGAAAATCAGACCGGGATTGCCAATATTTTGGCGCAGAAGCCAGGCGGCGATCCCTCATTGCCCGTAGATGCGCTGCTTAATCGGTATGTCTTCAATAAAGGCAATGCTGATCAGCTTTCTCAATTAGTCAATCAGTTGAATATGGGCGGCGAGGAAGGTCAAGCGATCCTAAATCGACTGCGTTCCACTGTGGTGCAAAATGCAGTATCGAATGCCATTTCTCGTGTACCGGGTGAAAAAGGTGCGGGCGCGCTCAGTGGTACAGGATTGGCCCAGCAGCTTGATAAGATCGGGCAAAAGAAAATGAATGTTCTGTTTACCCCGGAACAGCAGAATTATCTCGGAGCGCTTCGTCGGGGCGCTTTGGATCTGACGACTTCCCCTCCCGTACGCAATCCCTATAACCCTTCTGGTACGTCTGCTCAGGGCATCAATATGCTCGATCTGCTGTCATCGCAGCCAAAACCACCGGGCTGGTTAGGTAAAGCAGCTACATGGGGCGTGGGAAAGATTCCGGTGGTTGGACATGCCATTCAAGAATTGGGAGCACAGGCCCGCGACCGGATGACTCAAGCGGCTGAGGCCTCACAAGCATCGATGGCGGCCAAACCGTTCGAAACGCTATCGCGGCTATCGCAAAAAGATCAGCAAGCCGCATTACGTAAACTCATTGCACAGCGTCTTATGGGCAATCCTGCATTGCTCGGTGGTGCAATCCAGCCTTCAGGAGGACAGTGATATGCCCTGGAATGGTTCCGGCATATTTACCCGTGGTTATTCATGGGTCAATGATGCTTCCAATGCGATCCCGATTACCGCCTCGCGCATGGATGCTGATACCAATGACATTGTCAGCAATGGGCTGAATAACTGCATCACGCGCGATGGACAAGGAGGTCCAACAGCCAATCTGCCGATGAATGGCTTTCGGCATACAGGGGCATCCAATGGCGTGGCAGCGAGCGATTACGCAACAATGGGCCAAATCGCTGGCTTTGCGCCACTGGCTTCTCCTACGTTTACTGGCGTGCCCACCGTCCCTACGCCAGGCGTAACGTCCAATACGACGCAAATTGCCAATACGGCTTACGTCAAAAACAATCTCGTCAACTATGCCTTATTGGCGGGAAGCACCTTTACCGGAGCCGTATCGATCAACGAAACGTCCTCGCAATTTAACTTGAGCTTATTCAATACAGGCGGCAATGGTGCGGGAATTCTGTTTTCTGGCAATGGCGGCGTAACGCCATCCAAAATCATTCGTGCTCGTGCCGGCAATCTGGAAATCATCAATGACGCCAACAATGCCGTCCTTGCCAGTATGACCGACGCAGGGTCATGGTCATTTGGCAGTGCATCGTTTTCTTCGACCGTTGGCATTAGTGGCGCATTGAGTGCAAACAATACATTTTCCTATGGCGGCATAACGCAGCCACATGTGTTCGTGCAGTCGGCGCAACCTACGGCTATTGCCGTGGGTGATCTATGGTTTTGGTGAGCTATGACCTTCGCACGTTGGACGGGATCGTCGTGGACTACGCTAACGACTTTTCGTCGTTGGACGGGGTCTGTCTGGCAGACGCTTGCCAATGGCTCACGTTGGACGGGATCATCATGGTCATCCTTCGGTTTCTTGCAAGCCTCACTTAGTCCGCTCTCGGCCAATGGCTCACGCAATACTTCCGGGGTAATCCATACCACATCGTGTACGACTACTGCGACGAATGGCTCAGGATCTTATACGTATGCTTGGAACGTGATTACCACGACGGGCAGAACTATTTCTGCAGATACTCCTTCATTGGCTACCACGACCTTTTCCGCGAACCTTGATCTACTAGTTAGCGAATCGGTAGGAAGCGCGACATGTACTGTGACCGATACCGTAACGGGAGCGACAGCCGTCACCTCCAATAGTGTATCGATCGATATCCTTTATACGGGTGGTTCATGAGCACAGGCGTGCCAGATAAGGCGATTTCGAAAACCGATATGGATGAGGCCATCAAAGCCTTATCCGAACGGGTGCGTATTGATCATCAGTATTGGGTCCCTTACCTTGCTGGTTATTCCAAGGATTGGAGCCATCCCTATGTGTATATCAATGCGACCTTCCCAGATCGTCTTTCGGTGGATGGCAAGGTCATGCATCCATGGCGTTATTTGCTGATTCATGAGTCGGTAGAAAAATGCTTGATGGATGAATTAAACCTTCCTTACGCTATTGCGCATTCTTTTGCGACTGCGGCCGAATGCACCGCCGTCCTGGCCGATGGCTTTTCATGGGACGATTACACTAAGGCATTACGCAAGCCGATTGCTCAGGCTAGAAAGGATGCTAATGGTAGGCCCATACCGCCTAATCTCGATCTTAGGCCCTATGAGGAATCCCACGATAAACCTCTTGAAAAGGCCATGGGCATTGAATGAGGACATCGCCATGGAATACCTCAAGCATATTGCCGAATGGGCCACTGAAGGCGCAGTAGCCATGCTGATATGGAGCAATATCAATCTGTGGCGCGCACTTTATGCCTTTCAGAAAGATATTGCGGAGAAATATGTGCGCGCCGCTGATCTTTCCCCACGCTTGAATGCGATAGACGCTACGATTGAGAAGATTCGCAGCGAGCAAAAGACAGATTTAGATGCAGTGCGCGCCACGACCACGCGCATCTTGGAATTGGTCGCAGAAATCAGGGGAAAGACCAATGTCCACGGAACCATCGTCACGTGATCCGCTGGCTGAATTGGTGCATGAAAGCATCAAGTTGGGAGAACTTCGAAGCCATAATGTCAATCGGTCCAGCATTTCCGTGGTGCATGTAAGTGCTGGCTCATGGATGGCCGTCATTCTGATGTTTGCTGCGGCCTTTGTATTAGGCATTGCCCTAGCCACCTCCTTCGATGTTTCGGGACGTATGACGAAGATCGAAGGCAAACAAGATGAACAAGACCAATATCTCCATGCCATCTATATGATGGCTCCGCAACTCAAACCAAAGGAAAAGACCGATGAACAGCATTGATCCCAGTTATACCGCCAATAGCATTATCATCATTACGCCCCCGCCGCATGCCATTGCATCGGTATCCCAACAGGAGCATTCGAATATTGAGATTGCGCAAGCCTTGCGTAATTTAGCCGATCAATTGGCTCCCCCGGAGACCTGATATGAAACATATCATCGTCCCAAACTGGCGTCAGTCGTGGAGATGGTTGTCCATTCACCTGGCTGCGATTGGTACTGCATTTACTGGGGCATGGATCGCGATGCCGGATACGATGCGGCAAATTCTCCCCGATCATTACGCCAAGATCGGGGCGATGATTACTTTTATTAGCATTATTGGTGCACGCCTGTTCAATCAGTCAGGAGAGACGCGTGGATAGTAAAACATTGGCGACGTGCATGGGGTGTGATGTAGCTGTAGCGGATCAATGGATTGAACCGCTGCAGTTCGCCATGGCGGTCCATCTCATCAATACCCCCGATAGGCAGGCTGCATTCCTGGCCCAAACCGGCCATGAAACCGGAGGTTTGAAATGGCTTACGGAGCTATGGGGACCAACTGAGGCGCAGAAAGCCTATGAATTACCCAATTCAAAAGCGCTATCGCTAGGTAATATCAAGCCCGGAGATGGTTTTCGATATCGCGGAAGGGGTCTTATCCAAATCACTGGGCGAACCAACTATAGCGCGGTCGGCATCGCCCTTTGTTTGGATTGTATCAATGACCCGGATTTATTGGCAGAACCGGAATGGGCTTCTCAGTCAGCCGCGTGGTGGTGGGAAGGTAGGGGGCTCAACGAATTGGCCGATGCGGGCGATTTTAAGGAAATCACCAAGATTATTAATGGAGGACTCAATGGCTACGATGACCGCGTGCGGCGCTGGAATATCGCCAAGCAAGCCTTGGGAGCTTAGTCATGTCACTGCCCTATAAACTGCTCGCCGGCCTTCTATTATTGATTGGCGCGTTTGGATCGGGATACTTCGCGGGTCATCATGTCGAAGCGATGGCCTTCCAGACATATAAGGAAGACATCAAGACATCCGTGGCGACGCAGAAAGCCGCAAGTGCTACGGTCACAACGCAAATCGTCACCAAATATGTGCCACAGATCCAAGTTGTCCATGAGAAGGGCGCTACCATCGTCCGCGAGGTGAAAGTCTATGTCCCTGAAACGCTCAATGCTCGCTATCAGTTGCCTAATGGCTTCGTCATGCTCCACGATGCCGCCGCAACTGGCATGCCATTACCCGAGTCCGCCTCAAGCGTTCTTGCCAAGCCAAGCCCTGTTGCAATCTCTACAGCCGCCAGTGTCATCTCCAGCAATTACCAGCTCTGTAACACCGAACACGAAAAGTACAAAGCTTTATGGCAATGGGCAGTAGGACAGGCTGAGGCTACGCAATAACGAAGAAGCCGGCGCAATGCCGGCTTTTTTTATGGAAGTTCCACTTCAATACGATTTTCTATTTCATTTCGAAACGCTTTATATCTTGGCGCATCAATGAAAATTACTTCTGGCTTGTCGCGACCCATAAGCGCATATGCATCTTCAACGAAAATCCATTGAGTTGGCTTTAGCTGAAGAATTTCCCTTGCAGCAAATTGCGCGTGATGTCTTTCATAGGCTACTAAGTATTTCATACCGTCACTCCAAGCTCCTGCAACTCAACCGCATCCACGCGCTCCAACAGCGTCTTGCGCATGGCCCTAAGCTTCACTGCACGCTCCTGTCGCGACTCACGCTCAAACGTCCACCATTCGCAATACAACCTACCGTTGAAGTCTCTGCGGAACAGTCGATAGGTGACGCCGCTTTCTTTGGGTATGCGAGACCATGAGAAGCGCGAATACTGATTTGGCCCTTTGCGCTTCATGCAACACCATCCGGAACTTCCTCACCGCATTTACTAGCGACATAGGCGCGCATGGCGGCTATCAGTGGCGTTTTACCTTCTTGAATTAAGGTGTGGTCTGGATGACAGGATGCCAACCATTCGCCCTCATCATCAGAGAGCCATATACGTTGGCGCTCAATGATAGGGCCACCGTGCGACCAATCCGTCGAAGGCCGAAACCACTGTCGATCCTGACGAAACGGATTGTTCGGGATCAGGATGCATCCGCCTACGTTTTCGCCGTAAAAGTTACGCCATTCAGGATCGTATCTAACACCACTAAACGTCGCATCGAGCGTCATCGTCGGGAAAAGTTCGTGCGCCCATTTCCACGATTCATCAGCGCGGGCAGTCCAGTAATCAAGCATGCCGCCCTGCAGGTCTGATACTTTCATACACCACCCTCCGGCGCCACAGATAGCATTGCTTTGTAAGCCGCAGTGAGAAGAATCCTTTCTTGCACTATGGGATCCCTGGTCTTCTCACCTTGGACATAGAAGTTAGCCGCTATGCATGCCGTTCTTGCGTGCTCAACCATCCGGTCAGTGGGCTCAGCCGGTACCAACTTCCAACCATCCGGAATTTCCGGATGGTTCGCTGCCTCCATCTCATCTGCTATCTCGCGGAGCATTGATTCTGCTTTTCCTATTGCTGGATGGTGGTAACCGATGATTTCAAGATTGCGGGCGAGCGCCCTCATTGCATCGGGTGTGTTCTTCATGGCCTGTCCCATGTTTCTAAGTAATCACGGATACTTGATTCGATGGATACACGCCAGCTGAGGGCGTGTGGGAACGGGCATGTGCAATGTCCTTTACGGCATTTGCACTTGTTAGTGATCTCTTTCTTTTCGCTCACCTCTTGGTGGCGAGCTTCTGCTAGACGTCTAAACATCTTGTCTAAGAACTCGAATGAAGGCTTACTCATGACCTTTCTCCAACAGCGCGGCAGCGAGGGCGTCTCGCATGCGCCGGAAGTCATCACCATTCAATTCTTCCTTCCACCACGGGCCGTAGTAGTTTTTACAGGCACGCAACACCATCTCATCCGTCACCGCGCGGGGAGGGGGTGGGGTTTGAAACAATCCGGAAAAATGCCGATGGATACGAATCTGCAATTCCTCAAGATGCTCTGAGTCGGCTGCTATTTCAGGCTCTGCCAATCTAAGCAATCCCTCCGCTGAGTTGATCCGAGCAAGCATCCTGACAATTAAGTCTCCAACATCGTCCGCCTTTAGAAAACGCCCATCTGGACATGGGATGATGCCGGAGTCTGCGCCTGTTGCAGCATCTTCGCAGTGGTCATATCGGGTTAGGTGTTCAAGCGGCTCATCACCCTCACGCTGCGCAGGAATGGGTGGGGCGGTGTATGATTCTGCCGATTTTTGTAATAACTCAGATACCTTCAATAGCGCATCTTTAGCCGCCTTCTCCACTCCATGTTCCGCGCGATAGTGTCCGCCGTCTGCATGAATGACGGCAAGAAGCTCATTGACGGCCACCGCCTCACCCTCGCGCTGTGATGCGATTGGCGGGGCTGCGTAGAGAGGAATATTGAACGCATCTTTTGAAGGTTTGGGCATGGTATGTTCTTTCGTGTAGCTCGTAGCGACACGACCATCCTCAGTCATCCAAGCCACCGCCTCACCCTCGCGCTGCGCGGCTTGCTCATCAATCTTGCGCTGCAAATACTCGCACTGCGCACGCAGATCGGAGTTTTCGGACACAAGGGCGTCGTGCGTGTCGCGCTGCGCGGATAGGTGGGCGTCTATGGCGTCGGCCATTGCTTTATGCATGTCACCTGTGGCTTGGCAGCGCGCATACATTATAGATTCGAGTAGATGCCAATCACGCACCTGCTCCAACGTCATCACCTGCTTCGTCGTGTCAGTCATGTCAGTTTCCAGATTGAGCGAGAAGTTCATCTGCCAGTCGGAGGCATTCGTTGGAAAGTTCGGCATACGTCATATTTACAAGGCCCCAACCAAATTGGCTGTTGTAAGCGAACACGCATGGATTCGCACAAAATCCTTGCATAATCCTTGTCGCGATTTCTAATCGTTCTGCATTCATCTCTTCACCCTCCATCACTTGGACATGGCGGCATCGATGGCTTCACGTAAGCCATTCGCTTGAATATGATCGCGCTGCATGCCTGATGGATAATCCTCAAGCACTGTCCAGCCTTCGTCAGCATCGATACGTTCGCAGAGGAATCGAAAACGCCTCGCATCTTCCGCATCCTGCGATCTTGCGTTCCACGCGGCTTGCCATCCTTGCCAAGCAAAATGCGCTTCGTCGTATAGATATTGCCTTCCGAAGCCCGGCGTTAGTGGCATGGACTCCTTGAACGCCATTTCAAACGCCTCGCGGCACTCATTCTCGGATGGGGTCATTTTGTTTTCGCCTCGTGATCTATGATTGCATCCAAAATCACATCAAGAATGAGCTTGGAGTATTTTGATTCACGGGGTCCGCTAAGCGTTAAGCCATATGCGGTGAGGCTAACGTCAGCCACTTCGCATAGCTTCCGATAACGTGCTACGTCCTTTGCATAGTGCTCAAGACACGCGCTCGCTCTGCCAGCATCAACAGCGCTCAAGACAACATGCGTGTTAAGCATCGAATTGGCCGGAGCCTTGCAAATCATTTCGTTTAGTTCTTCCAGTGTCACTACGCCACCCTCCTAGACAATTCGTAAAGTTGCCAGGTTATAGCGCCTGGCTCGCTTGCCGAATGCCCACACATTCGGCTTATTAGGTTTCTTCAACTTCTTCCTCATGCTCAACCGGTATAAAGTCTTCCTGGTTTCCGGGAGGATGAAGGGAAATATGGACGGTCTGGCGTAGTTGTTCGCATAGAAATCCCTTAGTCTCGCGATCTGCGTCAACTAATGCGGAACATTTCATCTTGATCGTGCCACCATTCTGAGCCCAAATCTCGAAGTTCTTGAGCTTTACTCCTGTAAATCGGCGTGGTTCGGTTGCTGTAAGGCCTGAACCGATTTCCATCCTGTAACCTTCAAGAACATCATCCCATTTAATAGATGGAATCTTTCCGGCAAAGCGCGGTTCTGTAAGATCATCGACACCGGGTAGCATTTCTTGCTTATCTTCATCCTGCTGTTTCTTATGCTTAGCGGCTTTCTTATAGAGAGCCTTGCGAAGACCAATTTGCATGCGGTCTAGGCATTCCGCACTTGTTACAAATACTAAGCTAAGTGAAATCTTC